AGTATTATTATTTACCTCAAGCTGCTCACGTACTTTTCTCCAAGAATCATTACGTGCAAACTGATGCCCATAATTAGATCTAACGTTGCCGTTCTCATCCATATGGTTTAGCCAAATCTTTGCGTGCTTTGATATCTCCTCAGCATTAGGATTTTCTGATTGATACCACTTCCATTCGAGCTCTGCATATTTACGAGGCGTCTTGCGAATCGGAGTTACTACCATCTCTTGCAAAACATCCTCAATTGTAAAGCTAACATTATAAAGCTCTTTTGTTCCATTACGCTCAGAACCCTCCTCCATGATCTTGTCATAGAGAAAGGCAAAGGCATCACTACTATTATTAAATCTCATACTAGCAATCTTTTACAAACGTCCCATTAATCATTCTACCAGTTCTAGCTGATATCTCTGTGTACGCAGCCTCCAAACACTCTTCGAGGCTATAACCGCAAAGCTCTGCTAAGTTTACTAATACGACTACACAATCACCTAGGCCGTCTTTTATCTCAGGCTCGTCTGATTTTAAAATAGCACGGCAAGTTTCACCTACTTCCTCAACAAGTTTTAATGCTTGTGTTTTTGGATCTCCGCCTTCATAAAGGTTACGAGCTCTTGCCCAATCGCGGATCTGTTCGAATTCTTTAACGTTGTTACTCATGTTTAAATTATTTATTGTTTTTGATATAGCTTACTAATCCTTGTGCATAAGCTGCTAGATCTAGCATATTATCCACTTTGTGAGTATGTGCCTCCCTTGATAGTTTTAATGCCATCATGATCTTAAAACAATCTTCTGGTGTGATATTCTTATTACATATCACTGTTGCAATAGCTGACATCCTTTCCATTGATAGATCAAAGTCACCGTAAGTTCTATCTTGCTCTTCGGACCTATTGTTGACGATATTGTTCGCCTGCTCAAGTATATTCATAATGATTATATATTTAAATGTTTATAAAATCTCTTTTATCTCTCCAGTCTCTATAGCTATCTATAGTTGACTTATCTAATATAGGCTTAGGAGCATTTCCTGCAACACTGAAAAAATAATCTCCACTACTACCATTTTTAATCATAACTTCAAAACCTTTAGCATCATAACTATCCTCGATATTAATAGTCTGCTGTAAGTAATCTGCTTTACTATTAAAAGGTTTATGATAAGATGCAAATCCTGCTCTACCTAATTCACCATGTTTAATATTTCTAGCTACTGCTATAGCATTAAAGTTAGTATCTGGGAGTGCTATCTGTAAAGCTCTAGTTAGTACACCTGTAGATATAACCGACCACATATTTTTTATGTCTAGATGACCCAAGTTGTTATATATTTCAGTAACTGCACCAGCTGTAACAATTCTGTCTTGTAAACCTAACGGGAAAAACTTTGCCCCTACGGACTCAGCATATTCTTTAGCTGCTTTATTAGCATTAGGCATAGCTGCGATTCTTAAGAATTTAACATTAGCTCCATACTGAATACATAAAGCTTGATGGTCACTAATCTCTTTTGAGCTAGGCATTACTAGTGTCAATTTCTTACCATACTTTTCACACAAGTATGATAAACTTATACCGGCATATCCCCTACGAGGCTGTACATATACTATCTCATTTTCTTTTGTATTAGCTACAGCAAATTCAGCAGCTCTTGCTTTAAATCCGCATTCGATAATAGATTCATCTACTACGTTAAATACCTTGCCGTCATGTGTGTATTGCTTAATTGACATAGGTAAAAAAGAGCCTTTAAAATCTCCAACAAAATCTAGATACTGCTGAAGTGTCCAATCTGAATCCTTATTGAAATTACCTCTTGAATTATTCACAAACATTATTGTAATATTTTATTCCGTTATTAAATCTGATATGATCTTCACTTTGGAAATTATTAATGTATCTTATAAAGTCACAAGCTACATCTTCCATATCCATTTTTTTATTATGGCCGCCTGTTATATCAATAAGCAACTGCAGTGCGTCGTTAGTTACCCTTAAATTAGAGCCGATTCCTTTAATATCTGGAAATATCTGTTTTAGACATTTCTTAGCATTACTACCTACATATACATCCCCATCAGGATTTACATATTCAGGAAAATATTCAGCTATATCCATTGCAAAAGCAGTCATTACAAAATTCTGCCTCTTGTAACCATTTGTGATCAATAGATTGTTGTTTGCATAATCAACTACATCAACTACACTACATCCTTTATGGTTATCTATAAATTTCAAGATATTACGAACTATATACCTTGAATCATCTACTATAAAATTCCTTAATCCCTTGGGAATCATAGGCAATAAATAGCCTTTATTATCGCTGAATTTATTCTCTGGTATATTATCCATCCATTGATCGCAGTCAAAAATACCTTCATACATTAGTCCATTGATCCAGAAGTTACCCCAACCATGAGAACCTAACGGGTTTTCACCCTTATTAATAGGTTTGTAATTAATACCGCTTCCGCATAATCTAAACAAATATAAAAGCATTAGTTTTTCAAACAAAGGCATATCGTTTTCTGGGAAGAATTTATAATTATCTTTAGCATCTTCACTAGGTCTTAAGATAGCCTCTGGCATACTAGAAAAAACAGCATACCTTCTATTAATAATGTCATAAATAGGAACATTGAAAACTAAATCGTCATCAATATCTTCCTTTGTCCAATTAAAGCCTTGATACAATAATTCTTGCATCTTCTTAGCCTTATTAAAGTAATCTACAAATTTTGTTATCATCTTTTTTAAGTTTAAACCATTCAGGAATTATATTATTCATATTAACGTTTTTCTTAGGTTTTCTCTCCCCATTTTTAAACTGCTGAAGCTTATAGAAAAAACAAACCTTGTCTTCGTTATTAAGCCAATGGTGCCTATCAAATATATCCATGGTTAGTCCATTAAGTATATTCATATATGCAACCCAAGTAGTAGCTCTCCAATCATTTTCAGGTATTAAAGATCCAGTTTCTAACCTAGAATAAAAAGAATCCACAGTAGAACTCATTGTTGGATCATCAAATATATAACTTAAACCCAAGAAATGTCCAGTGCCACCAGTTACAGGTGAATTAGGGTCTACTAGGTTAGGAAAACTCATAGCTAAATACCTAGCTGCATTTTTACATGCGTACTTAACTTTCATAAAACCTAGTTTTTTATAGAACTCGCTTAGTATTCTAGTAAGTTCCATAATAGTATATTTTCTAGTCTTATATCTTTTAAATAAGCGCTTATGCAATCTACTCCCTACATTATCAGCTATATGTAGTGATTCCCTAAGAGTACAGCCTTTCTTTAAATATATTTGGAATAAATCCTTCCTAGCCATTTCTGTATTTGTTAGTATGTCGAATACGCATGCGCCACTTTCCCAATATTTTTCTATTAATCCCCAGTGCTCATTAGAAAAACTAAAAACTAAACAAGAAGACAAGGCACCTTTTATTCCTTCTATAGTATTAATATCATACCTTTTCCGCATCTCATAACAAAAAGGATGCTCATCCCAATGAAGTCTATGGGAAAAAAAGTTGGGGTTACTATTAACTATAGGGTTAGATCTATTGTCAAAATTTTTTAAAAATTCAATATATTGATCTATTCTCTGCCTTACAGTATCATTAAACTCTAAACTTTTCATATTATCTATATTTATAACTTGATGGTCTAATGTGAACTGACTGACGTGCTTCCATGTGGTCAAAACTTAATTTCTTAGTATCTATCCAATGCGGCATAAAAATAGGTGATTCAACACCTGATCTTAATAGTTGATCTTGACGCTTTTTTAAAGTTGAATTAAATACTTCTACTAAGTAAGTTCTAAATTGCCAATCACCAAAGAAGTTTTCTCCCTTATATTGACCAGTTTTAGGTATCTTCCTAGACTCATCCTCAATAGGCATTAAACCTTGTATCTTAACGTTATCACAGAAACCTAAACAACTAATTGCAAAATCAAAATACTTGTTAGCCAAGTCTATTGTGGATTCTGTTGGGTTTTCTCGTCTTGATAAATGAAACCTAATGTCTATATTACCAAAATACATTATTAAATTTTCAAGCTTACGTTTCTCGCTGTTTTTAAATATGTAAGCCATAGGATCCTTTAAAAAACCATGTAAAGTCTTACCGTCATTTCTTGATATACTGTACCTTTCTCCAAATGGGAAAGCTGATATTGAATGACTATCGCCAACAATTAAATTACTTCTTTTGGTATCTGAATAAACCGTGTTAACTTGCAAGTCTGGTACATTATCAATCTCCTTACGTTTTAATAAATCCTCGAAACTAAAATCATGATCAAACGTGTAACATTTACCATTAAAATTATTACGGATATCGTTTAAAAGATCTATTGTAAACTGCTGAACTCCACCAAAAAAGTTTAACTGTCCTTCTCTATAATTCACACCATTATTAATAATCATGTGATTATAATCAGATAAGTCCTGAGTACCATCATAATAATCTACATCGCATCCAATAAGATCATCAACAACAAACGACCAACCAGCATTGTGGGAATACTCTTTGTTAGGCACTTTACCAAAAACATTTACCATTATAACATTCATGTGTTTAAAAATTTATGTGTTAAAAAATGTGTTTTGATGCTACTATGCGGAAAACTTTATATCCTTGAAAGATTCCCTCTGGATTAGCCCAAACATTATGCATTATTCTAGGTCTAAAATGTGGTGTAAGTACTTTTCTGCTATTTCCTTCACTAGTAGGCATATAAG